TTCATTACAGATGTTATATGTGTTACTAAACTCTCATCACTGGCATTTTTGATTAATACACGAAGAGCATCACCATGTTCTAATATTAATTTATGAGATCCACCTATAGCAACCAGAGTAGTATTGGGTGGAATTTCAACATCATTAGTGACGTTGATAATATCACCACCAGCTTCCCCCTTCTCCACTCTAACAGATACTTTAACTGTTCTATCATCGGTATTCGTTATAGAATGAGACAGAACCATTGTATTTCTGTACTCAGAGAAGTATAGTTCCGTAGGATCAGGTGGGATGTATATAGGATCATCTTCAGTTGGTCGTACTGGGGCACCATTATCAGTACAACGGTATATTTCCCCAGATCCAGATGATACTGCACTATCGAAATTGAAATTTTGCATTATACGTTTCCTGTTTCAGCTAGAGGATATCCACCATCACTAAGACCTATATCTGTTATTAATGTTCCATTTGTGTTTGTGGTCATATCCATTATATGAGAATAACTATATTGTTCACCACACACGAAAAGAATTTCAAGACTATTACTGCAAGCACCTAATTCATAATTATTATATCCCATATTACCCCAGAAAGCCCCATCAGATTGAGATGCGAATTCGATATAATCACATATTTCAGAGTTATTACCACCATTGGCTTTATATATTAATCGTTCTTCATTAGCTGCACCTTTATTGTAGTATGCATACTCCCTCATATAACCCCAAATAGTAGCGTCTGCTTGTGTGGCGTGTTCTACAAATTGTATTCTATTAGTACCACTCCATCCACCCAATCCAATTGCATATATAGAGTTTCCAGCAGCACCCATTTGGTGATAAGGGATATTTGCATATAAGTTTCCAAATGTTCCAGATACTATACCTGCATCGAATGATCCGAATTGCATATAGTTGACATTACTATTTCCATGATATCCACCCATCATTATCCATTGATTACCATTAGAAGCCGCTTCTGATATTCTTGAAGATATCCCAAGAGTTGCCCATCCATAATCTATGACTCTAGATGCAAATTCTCGTGATTTTATAGCATCGGTTTCGCCAGAACTCTCATATCCACCGATAATTAAACCAATTATAGAGTTAGAAGCACCAGCTTGCCATTGACCATAAGGACTCATAGTGGATATGTTTGAAGAAGCAGTTCTTGTAGAGAATACAAATTCGCTTACTTGATTAGTATAGCTCTCCCCACCAGTAATGAAGGCTACATCTCCATACCATACAGCAGGAGGTATTGGATAAAATATAGATGGATCATTATCAATATATGATATCATCACATCAACAGCATCTGATTCGTTCGCCATGACCTCTAAACTATCCCCATTTTTAAGAACCAGCTTCTGAAGATCCCCACATAGGGCAAGGCTTGATCCTACAGACAACTTAGAGTCTGATATTAGATATGCTGTAACAAGGTTTGTAGAGTCAATTATGCGTACTGTGACCTGTATTTCATTGAGTTTCTTGTTGGCAATAGTCATTCCTGATATAACAGAGTATGATTTTTCCTCTCCACACTCAAGTACTTTGATAAATGATGTGCCTATGTTTAAACTATAACTATTTTTGAATAATGTAGCCATCAGTTATCCTTATACAGATCCAACATCACCCAGAATAACAATCCAGCAGTAATCGGTGGAAATGGGTGCAGTTGGAAATGTTATATTGTACCCAGAAACGGTATAATCCACGTCTGGTTCGAGAATTATTCGATCAGCTTTAACGCCACCAGCATCCCATCCCACAATAAGATTTGTTGATTTATCAATTGGTTTATTAGTTCCATTTACTTGAATAGCAAAAGTAACTAATGTACTATTAAACGTTGTAGATATGTTATCTGCTTTTTCATATGCACCCTGAAGTTGTGGTGCTTTTCCTATATATGTCATATTATGTTTCCTTATATGTAATCATTAAATTCAATAACTGAAGCAATTACATCAACACCGTCAGCATCTGAGCATTCAACTTGCAATTTATCATCTTTATTGAATACCATTTTTTGAACCCCTCCAATAGGGATAAGAGTTTCCCCCACATCAATTACTGTATTTGGTGCCACTATATCAGTAGTGGTACTTCCTGTATTGGAATATAGGGTTATAGTAACAGTGATAGCAGTACTGAGGTTGTTTGCCAATGATAGACCAAACAATACCCCAGAATCTCCTCCACATGTATATATATCCGCCAATGTTGTGCCTATGGTTACTGCTTTATTTATAAAATTATATGACATATTTATCCCTGTTTTTTCTCTAATATAGCTATATAAGCATCAATTGAGTCTACTGTTGAGCTTGTTGCACGTATTTCATCGTCCTTTTCAATGGATGTTACCATATCTTTTACATTATTTATAACAAAACTCTCTCCTCTATTTAGATTAATATCCCTTATCATATGGAATTCAGTCGTTCCTCCTTTATAAAGAGATAATGAGAATGTTAATGGATCAGATGTCACGTTGCAGAATGACATATTGATTAGTTCAGAAGTTCCTTTAGTACATTTATATAGTAATGTTTCAGTTGTTCCAATACCAGCAACTAATGAATTGTTAAAGGTCCATGGTTCTATACGAGATACTAAAATTTTACAGTTGTCTGATAATGATAAATTACTACTTGATATTAGAGGGGTTCCGAAATAAACAGCACTTTTTGATATATTATTTATATGTATACCATCAGAATGTTTAATATGTAATATTAGTCTGGGGTTGACATTATCATTAATTATTAAATTATTTTTTATTTTAGGACGGTATACTCCAATCATATTGGAATCATCATCCATTAATAATAAGTCATTCAATCTCTTAATATAAGGAGAATTGAATGCATCCTGATTCTCATTAAAATTTATACCATCATTAATCACGGATCTATATATAACAGATGCATGAGATGAATCTGAAATATTAAGTTCTTCATTTATATCATTAACAACATATGTGGCCATATTATTCCTTTTATCCTAACACAAGTGCCAATGCTATTGCATTACCAGACATCTCATTAATAGCACCAACTAAACTTGACCGATCAGCAGTTTCGAGTGTGGCCATGTCACCTATTTGTGAATTTGTTAATATTGTTACTGCACTGATCTCATTAATTGCACCCACTATTGTACCCTGTTCTTCTGTTGTGAGGTCTGATAGATCACCAATCAATGACGAAGTTGCAAACAATTCATTAATAGCATCACTTAGATTATAGGCATTTGTGTTTAATGAAGCTGTACCTACCTTGCTCCATAGATTATCAACGTCATTCTCTAAATTATCAATATCATCTATGTTGGTATTGATGAGTGCCATCATAGATTCCATCACACTGTCAGTCTCAATAAGGGCATTTATAATGGTACTAGGTGGGGTACCAGTTTCTATATCTGGCATATTACCCATATTACCTATATTTGCTGTGTTGATATCAGTGTGATCATCCACTTCGCTTATAGCCACAACAAGAGAGGTTCTACCATCTGTAGACAGAAAATTGAGATTTCCTATATCATCATCTAGTTCATTGATTGCATTAACAAGAGAGGACTTATCATCAGTTTGGAGGTTTGATATATTCCCGATCTTTATGGAATTAATATCTGTGTTATAGTCAACCTCATTGATAGCATCAACAAGGTTTCCTTTTTGTATTGTAGAGAGAGCAGATGGAGTACCTATATTCTTATAGTTACGATTGGTTGCTCTAATAACTGTAGTATCCCCAGACTCAATATATCTAAAGTCACCAACACCTAATGAGATGCTATTAGTCTTTTTTCTCCACTGGTTGAACGTATCTTCAATATTTACCAGTATCACAGCCATTACTTGTCCTCCATAAGTTTATTCAACTTTTTCAATATTTCATTACTTTTAGATAATGATTCTTCAACCTTTTCTTTAAGAATTGCATTAGATTTGGCTTCTTTCTTAATATGCTCTTCTATTGCATCCAGCCGCCTTACATCTCTTATGTTCAATTCTTCAAATCTGGCTTGAATGTTACGGATCTTGCGATCTGTTCTTTCAGGAACCTTGGCCAATACCTCAACCTCATTAAGCACCTTAACGAGCTTACCATCTTCACCAAGAGCATCACTGTGCTCTTTGGCTATCTGTCTACGGTTACGTGCTCTACTATAGTCTTTGGTATTCTTATTAACAAGAGTACCACTACCTAGTTTCTGAAAATCTCTCTCTCTGTTCATAGTGTTATTTATAGTTTAGGTTTAATGATTGGTTCTCTTGTGTAGTTTGGAAAATTCGGGTTATCACATCTTCTTATTAAAGTGCTAGGATATATCCCCTCTTCTTTTGATGCATCACTTGAGGAAATATATTCAATGTTGTTAATTATATATAAGAATTTTTGTTTCGATTTTTTTATTTTCGTTTTCGTTCTTTCTGTTTGTTTTCTGCTATGTATGGGTGTTTCTGATATTCTCTTCCTTGTATATGTTGGGAAGTTTGGGTTATCACACTTTCTTACTATATTAGAAGGATCTATACCTTCCGCTTTTGATGCAGTACTGGCAGATATATAATCATTGCCATTAATAGTATATATGTATTCTTGTTTAGATTCTCTAATTTTCTTTATTGCTTCTTCTGAGTGAGCTTTCCCATAAAAATGATTATTTTCTCCTTTATGTGCTATGCTTATCTTCATTTTTGCTTCTTTGGAATGAGATTTTCCATACATTGGATTGCCTTCTCCTTTTTTTGAATCACTAATTTTCTTTCTGGTTTCCTTAGATCTTTTTATTCCTTTAGTTGTTTCTATTCTTTTTTTTATAGATTCTGTTGATCTTTTTTTTCCTAACTGAGATTGACTCATTTTCTTTCTGGTTTCTTTAGAGGGGGATTTTCCATATAAAGGATGATTCTCGCCTGATAATGCTCCTAATCCACCCTGACATAAATTATAACATTTTTCAGAAAATACTAGGCTCTCATTAACAACCTCAAATTCCTTTTCATAAGCATCATCAGAATTATCAAAACTGAAGAGAGTTTCCCTTTTAAAATTATCTCTCCCATATTTCTTTATTGCACCCTTTAAAGCCAAGCCACTACCCAAATAATAACCATTTCCAGCACCTTTAACTTTATGGACACCTATGTAAAATTTACCATTGACTAAATTTGTTGTTTTGTATACAATATAAATATTATCAGACATTCTCTACCTCTTGTGTAGATTTTGTTTAGAAGAGGAATGATACTGGTTATATCATTCCTCTTCATCTTTTTACTTTAAACCCCAACCTAAGCTGAAATTCTATCCATTCCTCACTTCTTTCTATTATTTATGACTTATTATGTAGTGCAAATTAACCTAAAATCCGTGAAAATCGGAACCTGTGTTGAATTTGTACTCTTCATTACCAATTTCACAGCAACAGCATTGAATGGAGCTAAATCCTCAACATCATAGTCATATTCCTTATAATCCATATTATTCTGTGATATAGCAACACTTTCATTAGGATTATCAATAAGTATCCAATCAATATGATTCCAATCTGTCGTCTCATAAGGAGATCTTGTCTTATAATACACATCTATATATGCCTCTTGTTGTCTTACTGCTCCAAAATAAATTTTTATGTTCTCTGCCGGGTTAGCCAGGGTGATCTGCTTTGTTATGTACCTAGAAGCAGTTGAACATCCAAAACTCTTAGTCTCTGGCGTATATTTAAAATGAGTCATTGAGTGAGTAATTTTAGTAGAACCACCCCCACTACCAGAATATCCAATAGAAGCATCATCCATAGCAATATTATAGTGGTCCTTATCAATCACTCTTATCTCATGTAGGCCATTTGGTAAGAATGTAGTAGTACCAAGACTATCAGTGAAGTCCTCTACAAGAATAAAAGCACCAGTTCCCATTTCATGATTAGGATGTTGGATATTTAACTCATCTTCGCCATCCCCAACAGAGAATATAGATGTAGATCCAATCTCCCATGTTTGAGTAGAAGGGAAATCAACTCTGTTAGCTATAGAAATCAAGGTAGAGGATGATTGTTTAAAGTAAAGATCATCTCCAGTTCCAGTGATATCATATTGAGCGGCATCAATGATAGGAGATACATTCTCATTCTCTGAGTACATATACCCAACCATCTTAAATGATTTGTCTTTAACCAGATGTCTAGTCTCATTTAACTGAGAAGCAATAATCATAGGTTTAGGCATATCAATATCCTCGTTGTTTATACAGTTAATGAACGGCTGTAGAGCGTAAGGTGTTTGAGATCCATTAATTGATGTCCCTGTAGTAGTTTGCATGGTCCAATCAATACCAGTACCATCAAGAATCAATTCATTAACCAGAGGATGAGCAACATCCATTTGGTAGTTACGTATACCACCGACTCCTACACCACCAGTAAGGCCCGTTTCTGTTGCAAGAACAGCGGCTGGTAATTGGAACGTGAATGAATCTATCTCAATATCAATGATAAGTTGTTCTCCATTAAGGTCAGAACCTAATATACCATTATAGGTTTCTCCCATAGTAAGACCGGAGATGTTATAGTAAGAACCCACAGTCAGACCATGATTCTTTTGATATACCCTAACTGTACCAGAACCCTGAATAGTCTCAATAGGATTATTCTTGAGCTTATCAGGCTTGATTGTATCATTAACCAATTGAGCAGCACCTTCACCAGATATATCAAATACAGCCTTAGACAACTCAAACATTATGTCCTCATTTTGATTAGCAGACCACGTGCTCGCATTCTGAGACTTAAAGAACGATCCAAGGGACTCTTTGCCTGTTATGAGTTCACCAGAATTGATGTCATTACGGCCAGTTTCAGCTACCCATACAGTATATGAGGCTGATGCTATGGCAGGTTTAAGGACGAAACAATAGTCAACACCATCCTGAAGGTAAATTGGTTCAGGAAAATAGAAATCAGTAGGACTTCCAGGTGCTCTTTCAGAGATAGATACATTTCTCGGTTGTACTGTTGTTGAGGTGAGAGCAATAGTTGATGGATATCCATTAACCATATTTCTGATTTCACACACAACAGCCTCTTCCTCATCCTTATTCTGGAACCAACATCTCACTTTTGTAAGGAAACATCCGCCAACTTCATTTATAAGGAAAGACTGAGCAATTGGATCAAACCAACCGGATGCACTTGAAGAGCTAGAACTACTTGTAGAACTCAAGCTAAGTGTACGATCCTGAGTAACATTTTCTTTAGTAAACTTAATTGTTTTAGTAGAGAGAACTGTGTCTTGTGACTTGGAACCCATACCATAACTCTTGAAAGCTCCCTTAGCATATGTATGAACAGGATCAGCATTAGTAATCTGATCAGTAAGAACGAATTCACGCTCCCCAGTCATGAATGTAAGCACATTATCATTAGGTATTTGCCATACAAGAGCAACCTCTCCGTATGTACCAGAAACAATAGGATCACCAAGAGAATTGATTTTTATATTACTCAACACTGCACTGGCCATTGATTCATTACCAACAACAGTTTCTCCTAATTGGAATGTGCCACTCACATTGACTACCTTGAGATATTCAGGAGTCTGGAATACTATAATAGCAGTAGCACCAGATGTAGACCCCAAAATAAGCTCTTCACTGTAATCTTGAGTAAAGAAGCTACCAGTAATAGAACTGCACGTAAATACACTGGCAGGAGTACAATATTCATTCATAGAAGGTGGATCACAATGAGAACTCATAGCGATATTATCAAAGAATGGATAAACTTTAGTTTTCTTTTTCAGTTGTTCAGTTTTGATAAGGACCGGAATGGAACGCATGTATGGTATATAATTAACTTCAGTAATTCTATCACCAAGACTGTCGGATACCACATTAGAATCTTTGTGAGTCTGTTTAATACCTGAACGACCCTGATCTTGATCCCATGATGTACGAGTAGTAGACCATGAAGTAGACTGTTTTTGCAGCCAACCTTCATCATGAGATATACCTGTAGACTGTCTGCTTACAATTGAAGAAGATGAACCACCACTGGTACTTGATTTAACGTTTTTACGACCACCTACATTCTCCCATCTTCCCCATTCAACACCATTAAGATCACCAGTATTCTCAGCAATATATTTCAATGCCTCATAATTTGGAGAATTGTTAACTATAAGAGTAGGAATCTTCTCTTTGTCATGCCATACGTCACTGTCAGGATTGAATTTTAATTCACCAAAGATATTACGGAAAGCAAATGGATTGATGTTCTCATATTTAGAAGCCTGTACCTGCTTATTAATGGATGTATGTGTGTATGGGAGAGTAACAATTCCCCCTGTACGCTGTACACCAGTAGAATTAACACCATCATAGAGCAATCCAATGTTCTCATCGTTGAACTTAGGGCGCATAATCTGTTCTTTCGGATCAATAGCACAGTTATAATCTGTATGAGTTGAATCACCTACCATATGGGAGTCAAAAGGATCTACAACGAAACCATTTTTGAATCGGTTTAGACCAGAATCATCAAGGATTTCCATAGAAGCCGTTTCACGCTCTAAAACGCTCAGTAGTGTGTAATATTCAACATTACCCAGTCTCCTATCAAGATCACCAATATCTTTCATTGTATAGCGTTTATTGTCCACATATGAAGGTTTTACGTCACTTGGCTTAAATGTGTAAGCAGGGATGTATATTTCATAACATACCATGGCCCCTTCCGGCTTTTCAGGAGGAGCAGGGTTAACAGCAGAAATACCACGAGCAATTCTGAATTCTCCAGTGTAATCAAGATATAGGTAATCAATACGATTGAGATAATACTCATAATCAGAGCGCACATCAGTGAAAACTTGTGGTAATTCGCCTATTGAAGCCCCTGTTCCGGTGAAATTCAGACCATTATCAGCTTTACGAGGTCTGAAATCAAGACAGTCACCAAGAGCGTAAGTTCTACCTGTTTCGTTTGAATTATATACAGGGATCTGATCGTAATCTATACCAACATATGAATCAACAGAGAAATAATCTCCATCTGTATGTGTGAAGTAATCAAATTTAACTAAAAGCTGTCCAGTTGGAGCATTTTGGCCGTTTTTGAGTATAATAGATCCAGAATCGTAGTAATTATCTCTACCCCCAGTATCCATTTGGTACCTGTCTCTGATATCAATATCATTTACAGTTGGTGGTGTAGTGAGATTATCACTCATATATACTGAGTGTACCTTTACAACATCAGCTTTTTTTAGACTATCAAATAATCCTTGCTTCTTATTGGGCACTGAGATAACCACAGTGGCATCAGTTTTAAGATTTTTTGTCTTCTGTGTTGATATGTTCTTCACTACAGGAGCAAGAACGTTAACGGGAGAAGCTATACTTGGGGATGCTGTTATTTCTAACACTTTTCCAGTAGGTGAACCAGTGAAGTTAAAGGCTACATTAGTGACCTCTGCCCCTGTTGCAGTATTCATTACGTAGTAATCAGCAGTATTTTGTTGAAACACCTCATTGTCTTGAGCTACAAGAGTGACTATATTACCAGCAGCTCCAGCATTAAAGTAAGCTCTTACAGATTGGTAATTGGTATCAATACCTTCCCCACCAACAGATAGAGTTTTGACATTCTCTGAAGGCATTTGGAATAGAAGCGTGTTATTGGCAGTTCTGAATAGAGTTGTAGCCCCTGAACTGACATTTGGTATTGGTCTGCATGTGAAGTTCTGATTACCAGCCACATTAGAGTCATATATCCATTTAACATCATTCTCGAAACTATATCCTGCACCCATAGATATATCAAAGAGGTATAGATAAGCCTCATCATCAAACCGTTTTATAGCTCTTACTTTAGCCCTACCTGTTTCTGTTGTGCCTTGGACACCAGCAGTTAACCCACCTGGAGGATTTTGGTAGAATATCACTTCACCAAAAGCATCAATTCGTGGTATATTATGTACATTATCTACTTCAATGTAGTTACCAAGAGAGAAATTGGTTACTGCATTGTTAGATATAGCAAAATCTCTCGCTTTACTGAATGGCACCTTAGATGTAGAGATCTTATCAATCTCAAATCCACGAACATAAGCCTTTCCAATACCCATTTCAGCTATAAGTTTAGTAGAATCACCACCTTCAGCTAGAAAGTATGTACCTTCACTGTATTTCTTTACATTCTCATCTCTCAGATGCTCTTGAGGAAGAATAGAAAATGGTCTTACTGTGTAATCACCAGACTCATCATATGTTCTACGAGCGAATGTCTTTTCGAGGTCAGAGTAGGCAGAAGTACGAATTTCCTTGACCACATTTCCTTTATCTATGTATTGGAGAATTATAAAGTCATCAGAAGTATCACCATCATAATCCAACCATTCCAATTTAAGGTCGATTTTGTATCTGTGAGCACCAGGGGCAGCATAGTTTGGAGAATCCTGCGCATTATCAGTAAGAGAAAGATCCTCTTCTGGAGTAATGATGGATTCATATATACGTAGGCCGACTTTAAGAGTAGGTGTTTGATTATATTTACTCACCACAATTGACTGTTTATCATTATCAATGAACATACCATTGAAGTAATATACACCTTTATCTATAGATGTGATAGCACACTTACCAGTATTTTCATATGTGGGTTCAATTTCATTCAATAATCCTTGACATGTTGCCCGAATTTGAGTCTCATCCTTACGATATATAGTTTCGCCATCCCAGAAGCCAGGAGATTCTTCATTATCACCAGAATCCTTGAATTTAACAAAGAATGTAAGTGGATCTGTCTCATCTGCTGGAGCTACATTGACAATATCAGCCTCAACTCCTGAACTTTCACCTATTACAGTGTAGCCCAGGAAGTTTTCAGGATTTACAGCAATGTCATCAGGTGGATTACCATATGTGAGTACCATTTTTTGATATGATACTTCTTTATCAAGAGTAATTTGACCAGGTAAAACCATAGCCCCCTGTTGAAAGACATGATCACCAAATTTACGAACTTGTTCCTGCATAATTGACTGTGCTTGTGTTAACTCACGAGCTTGAACTGAGTAGGAGGGGCGATACAGTATACGATAGAATTTATTATCTGCATTGAAGTCATCAAAATATGGGCTTATATTGAAATTAATCATTGTTTTTATTACCTTTTTTATTATTATTTACTACCTTTAAACCCTAAACTATGCTGGATTGATCGATGAGTTTTTCTTTATAGCAGTCAGGTTTGTTCGGATTTTTACACCATTTAGATATTGTCTGAAACTTTACACCAAAGTAGTGACTTGCTTCTAGGCATCCATTGAATTCTTTCCCCATAATGAACCATTTATTCTTTTTTGGTTTATTTTTTAATGATTCTCTCATTTTCTGTCTGGTTTCTTCTGAGCATGGTGGTCTTCTTTTCTGTGATGCACTCATTTTTCTTCTGGTTTCTTCTGAATAACACCCAACCAATCCTTTATTCCATGGTTCTACTCCCATCCTTTTCTTTCTGGTTTCTTCTGAGCATGATGGTCTTATTTTCGCTGATGCACTCATCTTCATTCTGGTTGATATACTTATATTATTTCTATGCATAGGATTGTCTTCACCATAAAATGTAGGAGGATTGCCACCACCTTCAACAATATTATAACACATCCCACCCATTATCATTTTTTCATTGACAAACATTTTCTCAAAGTCATAGGCATCAGATTCATTCTTAAAACTGATCAGAGTTTCCCTTCTAAAGTTCTCTTTACCATATTTTTTAATAGCTGACTTCAATATCTTCCCACTACCCAAATAATTTCTTCCATTTCTTTTATGAACACCAATATAAAATTTGTCATTAATGGTATTTGTCGTCTTATACAAGATATATTCCATCATGCATCAGATCCTATAGTCCTATCACTCTTCTCAATAGCATCTTTGAGCTTTTTTTCCAATTGTTTGAATGTTATCATGGTATCAGTGGCCATTTTCTTATTCTGCTCATATCTCTTCATATTAGCATCAAGTTTTTTTAGAAGTTTGTCCCATGATTTGCTTTCTATTATTTTCTTTATTATAGATTTCATATTATTATTTATAGTTGATTAAAATTCCACTGTGAGTAGGAAACGCTCGATTTGAATTTCTCTTCTTGTGATAAAGATTATATTTTCGAGATATATAACTTCCCCTGCCCATATATCTACATCTGTATACGTTGAGTTTCCTTCAACAAACTTCCCCACCACCCCAGATTCTTGTCCGTGGAGCTTCTCGCCATCTATAAAATCACCAAGGATCATATACATTTGGATGGTTTTATTTTCACCAGTAGGATCGTAGTAAACTCTTCCTTGTGCTATTGAGTCTTGGCCTATAATCATCTCACCAGCTAAATACACACCAGAGCAGTCTATAATATTTATATCAGACAAAGTGTTGGTCTTTTCTACAGTTATTATTTCCCCTGCTTTGTCTAATGGATTCTTAATAATTCCCACATTCCTATATGTACCCACTATAGGAGCAAGAGTATCTTCGTCACCTATTATTTCCACATTAGTTTCAACGTAGAAGGCACCCATTTCTTGTACAGCATTATAACCATGACCACCTGGAGGAGATATCATAGCCGTTGCTTTAGCTCCATTACCATTACCGAATATATGTACATCGGCTACAGTATAACCAGATCCATAATCAGACACCTGAATGTATGATAATGATTCCCCATCCATAACAGCGACAGCCTCAGCACCAGTACCATCACCCCTTATTTGAATAGTAGGAGTCTCAGTATATTCCTGTCCTATCTTATCAATGCGTATATATGCAATATCACCAACCACAGCATTACTTTCAACATCAGTCTGTGAGAAATCCTTATCAGCATCATTATCTGGTACTGGTATCCATGTATCAGTGAGAAATGTGTCGCTTATACTTAGTGTAAGAGCAAACATGAATTTCCAGACATATCCATCACCAAGATATATGTAATCAATAGACTGACTGATAGGTTCTTCAGTTGATTCAGCCCCTTTATTATTAGATATGCACTTATAAACGTTATTTTCTGAATTCATCACATAGAATGGTTGTTCAGGGTGGACCCATTTGCGATAATCAGTATATTCCACATCATAATCAGCACGAGAATATACAGTCCATTTCTTCCAATTGAAACGCCTTATAGCAAGAGAACAATTTTCAACGAGTAACTGCTTCATAAATATGCGCTGTAATTTGTGCTGTGTGAGTTGATGAAATGAAGAATCAGCCACTCTAGGGGAGTATTCATCATCCCATTTTAAAGATCTTCCTGTATAGAAATAACTATAGTTGCCATCATCTAATGGATCAAAGTTGCGTGATATATATTCCTTTGCGTTATCTATACGGTTTTTATTAGTAGTAGTTGCACTCATTGATTATCCTATTTATATTTCTTTATTATAGCAGTTTTTTTATAGATTATATAACTCATGGTTTCCCTTATGATATAGTGATTTCACTTCCAAAAGCATAACCTGTTTTAAAATCTACATTATTATTTATATGATCTATATCATCTATAGGAATACCAGCATATTGTTTGATCTGAGTATTTCCAGCAGGTCTTGTGTGCCCTCCGTGATACTGCTCAAAAGACCATCTGAATTTATAGAACTCTGTAGTATCTAAATGAGGACATATAAACCCACCATAACTTTCATTGAAGTAATTATTAACCGTATCTCTATATGAAAATCCTATAGTTCCGGCAGGGTGTACATGCTTAACGTAATTGACCCATTCACTCTTATCTCTATCAGTTTTAATCATATAACTAAACATCTGATAAAAATAACTGTCCTGGATATACTTTAATGATGATATATGACCATCCATATTTATATAACGGCCATTATATTCACATAAGCAACCACCAACCAATTCTCCCTCAGCCACATTTATTTCATATATCTCAGCAGTACCACCCCATCTATCACCAACAAACATCTCTCCAACTTCAAATTCACCAGAAATCATTTCTACAGAGATTGTATCTGTCTGTCTATCCCAGTACTCCACAATAGCAGTAGACCCCGAAGTGTTACCTGTTATTAATTCGCCTATATCAATATCGATATCAGAATTGTAAACCCTCATCACTGTATTAAATTCAAGAGTGGTATCTATCATATCATAATTAATACCGAAATCTCTCACTTCAACAGTTTCGATCATACCAATATCATCAGACACTATCATGAGTACTGCATCACGGCCCTCAGATGTGTCTACAACCACAACTTTATTATGTCGGTAGTCATGCCCTCCAAATATAATATCAACCTCCGTGATAGCACCAAAGCCATCTACGGCTGTTACTGTTCCATAAGCACCAGACCCAAAATCATCTCCTTCGGTGTATACTCGTTCTCCTATCCTGTACCCTATACCACCATAAACTATCTCGAAATCATCTACAGTTCCCTTACCTACATAATCAACAACAACACGAGCACCTTCTCCTGACTCACTTGTTACTTTAATTCTTTGGTTTTTCTTATAGAATTTACCTTTATTGGTTATGTTTACTTGAAAGAATACTTTAGCCAGTACAGCAGTTGTCTCTGTCTCATCCATTCTGATTACTGTGACAGTCTCTCCACACTGAAACTTCTCAGCAGTATGGATAACATCAAATTCCATTATGAATATCTCTGCAACATTGATGCCTGAGACATATTCATACACACGTACCTCGTCAATGATACCAAGAGCACCAGAAGTTTGGCCTGTTATCTGTCCACCTTCCCACCCAACCACGTCTTCAGGAGGATCTATGATTTTAATGCTCTTCTCGTTAACCCATTTACCATCACTCACACGTAGCATATCAGAGGAGGGATAGTAGAACTCTAATTCAGTTTGATCTTCTTCCTTTTGTTCGAATAATCTGAATAAGAATTGGAATGATTTCTCACTACCCCTAGCACTGTAGTATTGCTCTATATATTTAACCATAGTGGCAATATTATTTTGATCATAAATTATATCAGGAAGAGGGGCCAAGAAGTTCTTACCAAATATTTCTAAGAACTCCAGCGAAGTCCTATCCACATCAGAGAAATTGAGAGCATTAGCAATAAAATGGTACGGTGCCCCCTGCTTTTCCATATATTCGTAGTATTTGATGATAAAAGCCACGAAATTGGGGTACTCCATACGAATGAATTGTGGAATATCCTTTAGTATCTGTGAACTTATTAATTTACTGGAATCTTTCATGTGTTATGCCTTTTCGGTATTTACAGTACGCATGTTAACCATTACACCTTGCTTTCTGTTTAAGTCGTAATTAATGGCGGATTTACATGGTACAATGATCTGATTGTAACCAGATATCAAATTCTTTTGAGTGGGTACTGCATATATCCTGATATCCATTGTATCAAGTGGTAGATTGTATGGGAATATGGTAATACTCACAACACCAGTAGCATAATCAACGGTACCAATATCAGGATTAAGTACAACACCAGTATTGACATGATGTGATCTCATCTTACCCTTACCATTATCCCTAATCACTGTCTCATATAGAACACCTGGTCTTACCTTGTCTTCTATATTGAAGTATGTTGATTCTAATGAATTCGGTTCAATAGCATTATTAAAATTTAATTCAAATGTTTGTTGTGAATTGACCAGAGGATATACTCGTTTATGCATAAATATGGAACACAGTGAAGAATCAAATGACTTCTCTGTATTATCAATCCGTGTCACCATAGGAGAGAACCGAAAATCCATCTTAAACTTCTCTGTTGTATCTTGGAAGTAAGAATATATGGTATTGGTAGTCATAGAAGCCAGTAAAGAAGCCTCATTTATGGTCTTGGATCTCACATAGAACACATCAGAGATAACATTTACATATATGTAATCAGGATCAAGTATTTCCGGTACAATAGTTACAACATTGTACTCTTTGATGATGTGTTTCTTGACCTCTTCCTTGAGCTTATTGGATAGAAACTCAGTGTGTTTTGGTTTAATGGCGAAGAACACCTTTCCGTAAATTGGAGGGACGTTAAATTCACCCCCCCAAGAGTTGATAGTTGAAATCCATGGATAGTCGCTTAGTAAGAATGTCTCATAGTCCTGAGTAGTAACCGCTCTTCTCTGTGATTGGAACATCTTTGGTGCAAGGTTCTTAATACTCTCTATACTCTCTTTCTCAGCACCACCATAAGAAGGCTCAATTACATTAATATAATATGAACCATACCCACCAATAGTCTCCAGTGGTACAAATTTCTTCACATAATTGGCATTTTCCTTACCTACGGCTACAATATAGGTGAATTTCAGGTAATTTCCATTAATAATCTTCTTTCCAAGTATACCATCACCAAATGTTACCTCATAAAACCCTTCGGGAGTCTCATGTGTGAAGAATACCAGACTATTAGGGGATAATCTATTAAGATCATCATTAATGAAGTACTCGGTAATTTCAGTGCTCTCTTCACTTGGTTGAACGAATACTCTTAGGGTACTCATGTCCACATCAACACTAGGAACTAAGAATCGCTGATCTGTATCACTCAAATCGACTGTATAACGGAATTGAACATAATTACCATCATGCAATTCTACATTTTGTGCCCTGTAAGTAGTGGGATCATCAGTTGTTGGGTATAAAGTCTTCTTCTCTTTAGTAGCAAACACATACTTAGATGACGTATCAAATGTAGTCCCTGCATCCATAACAATAGACTGTGGACCACTCATCACATTACGCACCTCAACATCAACAATAGACTTAGAACTGCGTACTGACCGAGGAGTATAACCAATTTCTTTGGCCTTACTGACTACAGATTGACGAATAGATGCAGAATCAAGGAACATTTCTGAGGCCATCATATTTGCCATGTATGAATTCATGTGAGTATTGTACGCTAACATATCCATCAAGACATTTAAAGCTGCCCCCTCGAAGTTATAATCTGAAAATTCGTCTTGGGATTGTAGGTATGTTATGATGTCCTGTTTGATGTAGTCGAAGTCCAAAGAACAGGGATTTATTTTACTGGTATTTGTTGACATTTTTATATTGTTCCTTACTTGTTGTTATTATATGTTGTAACAGTCAGTCTTGTTTGGGTTTTTAATCCATGCTGATATTCTTTGTTTAGATACATTATAATACTCAGCAGCACTAGATCCAGAATTGAATATAATTCCTTTTATGTTGCATCTTTTTAATTTGGATTCTGATATTTTCTTTCGGGTTTCTTCTGTATGTGGTTTTCCTTTTTTACCATACATAGGATGATTCTTTCCCATTAGTGATTCACTAATTTTTCTTCTGGTCTCCCCACTTCTGTGCTTCCCATATAACCGATGATTTTCTCCCCCTCCGGCCTTACTCAATCTTTCTTTGGTCTCAGCAGATACCACTTTCCCTATTTGAGATTCACTAATTTTTCTTCTGGTCTCCCCACTTCTGTGCTTCCCATAGTTTGGATGTCTTTTTCCTGTTTTTGCTACACTCATTTTTATTCTGGCTTCTTTACTATGTTTATATCCAAAACTATGATGATCAATCCCATTTAAAGTTTGTAGAGGAGGACATCCACCACCCAAAACAAGATTATAGCACATAGTATCTTTCAATAATTCTTCATTAACAATATTAGCTTCTTTTTCATAAGCACAGACTTCGTTATCAAAAGCAAATAGTGTTTCTCTACTAAAAGCATCCCGCCCGTATTTTTTTAGAGCAGATTTCAGAACCTTCCCACTACCCAGATATTTTCCTCTTCTCTCAATCCCCTTCTTATGGACACCAATATAATATTTACCATTCACTTTATTAGTAGTCTTATACACAATATATTCATCCATTAGCGTAATACTCTCAAAAATATATCTACACTAACACTTTCTGTTTCTGATATAGGGGTAAACCATATAGTTATTCCGAAAAAGTTGTTGTCTTCATTGATGCTGAACTCAACTTTCTCCAGTTCGGCTCTTGGCTCATATAAATTAATAACAGTCTCTATATACTTAGTCATCAATGCTTCACTAAAAGCACCCTCAAATGGTTCAAACAGCGATTTGTACACATCACAACCCACATCAGGATGAAAGTGCTTCTCGTAATGATTGAGGAGTACCAGAGTCTTGATTGATTGCTTGATTGCATCTACACCTGTCTTTTTCCTTATATCACCAGATAAAGGATGGATACCAAAATTAAGATCTAAATCAGTAATCTTTCTACTTAGATTATCTTTATTTTTATAATAGTTTGAGCTGTAATCATACATATCTTATTTTATCCTATTTAATATCCCACTTGTCTGGGGAATCATCAGCACCATGAAAGTCACCATTTTTATCATACCCACCATGCCAGTTACCGCCTTTCCACTTCCCACCAAGCCATGTTCCTTTCACCCAGTCGCCATTAATCCATACACCAGAAAGCCAATTACCATTCATCCATATACCCTTTTGCCATGTACCATCATGCCATGTACCCCTTTCCCATGTACCATCTACCCAAATACCATCCAACCACTCACCATTTTCCCATGTACCATCAATCCATCGACCGTAATTCCATGTTCCTTCTATCCAAACACCTTTCTTCCATACAACAGTACTATTATTAATCACCTCATAGTCGGCCCCATACGTTCTGGCAACCTTCACGAAATCACCTGCAACAATACCGTATTTCATTATGAGTTTCTGAGCTTTCTTTAAAACAGCTTTATTAGGCACTATGATATCTTTAGCAACATCTATATGACCACTGATACTCTCAGCAGGATGATCTTCAGCATCAAACATCTCCCAATTAGAAAAAGGAGTAATAACTATAGCAAATTTAGTATTATACCATCCCTTATCACCGAAAGCGTCATAATTTTGACCCACCATATAGATAGGAATTAATTCTTCCTCTATCATATATTCAATCCAGTACTGATCAGTCTTCTGGTAAGCAGTACACCACTCACCCTCAACCCCACCAATACGCTTTGACGCAATATGTTTTGATGCTTCCCACGTAAGAGGAATATATCCGTTCCAATCGTCATCCTTAACCTTAATCGGTAAGTAATCTACACCAACCTTCAGGCCAGATATACCCTTATCCTTAACGGCCTTCTTCTTTTCGGACTTAGATGTGTGGTTTATAACATCATTGAAGTCAGAGAATACCAATTTCTTATTACCCCAATCAATGATACGCTTACCGCTTTTATCCTTGAGATCTTCCAGATGGGGTTTTTTCTTGAAGAGATCGATTAAGAACTTCTTCTCATCTGTACTCAACCCTTTAAGACGATTGATTACGCTCTTTTTGTCTTCATTTATTACTGTTAGAAATGATTTCATATTTTTTTTGTATCCTATTTTATGTATCTGTGCTTCTTGGCATTGATTATACTATCTTTTGTCATCATTACGGGTATAGTTTTAGCACCATGATCTCTCAACCATGCCCACCTATGCCTTCCATTAGTAAAAGATACATTACCATCAACATTAACATAAACTTCAGGTACCTCTATTGATTCGGCTTTATCATTACTTACAATAATACCGTCACCTATATCCAAGTCTCCACCATTAAGGAACACACCAAAGTTATCGTATCGTTTACCAATACCACCACGACCACCTTTACCAATATACATACTTTTATCTTTTTTAAAGGCATTATCAAAGGCCAGTACAGACACATTAACCATCTTCTGTCCAATAGTCCTCTTAGGAGCAGTAAACCTGATCTCATTTATATACTCAAAAAACGATTTCAT